GAAAAAATAGCTGCTTTAAAATTTTGATCAATAGCTCCTAAAAACATTTGACCACCATTCCAAAAGTCTGTATCTAATGCAGCATTAATATCTTCTAAGTTTTCAGATATAATATCCATTAACTCAACTGTAAAAGCTCCTACAAATTGTGGAAATATTACACTTGTTTGAGCTTCTGCTAATGACCATTTTTTAGTTGCATAATTATATATGATAATTCTATCACATAATCCTGATTGACCTGTATTAGCTTTACTTGGATATGCCCACATAGCTAATTGATTAAATGGATCAGTAGCTGCTTTAATTCTGTCTGTATATGCTTTGTTAAGATCAAGATCAAAAAATCTATTTACTTTTTCTGCACCAATAGGTGATATTGTATCCCCTGATAATTGATAAAATCCATCATCAGAATAAAAGAATACATTTCTATTATCTTGACAAACTGTTTGTCCATAAAC